CATATGAGATGAAAAGATCACAAGTAGCGGGATCGGCCCCACCTTTTAGAACATCTCCTTCCATCAAATAAAAAGGCTTATCTATTACAACCAAAACATCATCAGATGGAATATTGATTGTACTTGCGATTGCAAAAGTTCCTGCATTATCATCACCACTTGCAACTCCAGCAGAAGTAAATCCTGCTTTAGTAACTGTTAAAGTAAAATCTGTTGCATTTGATGCATGAGTATTTGTTGCAGATATACTATTGACTTTTAGCACCACATCAGTCGATACAGTCATTATAACTGTAGTAAGCGTGGTTGTCATCGCTTGAGCAAGTGATTCTCCGTGTATACTTGTTACATTTACTATATTTGGATTTGCCATAATTTCCTAAGTTTATTCACTTGTATTTATTTTTAACTACCAAAAACGATAGACATTGCAATTGCCTTACCAGTAGTTGCAGCTTTGTTAAGAGTTGATATTGTTGCAGTCAAATCAGTACTACCATCATTTAGAGTTCCGTATGTTATTGTTCCAGTAGTTGTGATTGCAGAAGAACCATTGTCGATTGATCCAAATCCAGAAGTAATAGATCCTGAGTTTAATGCACCTACTGTAGTTGCAGCTGTTGTTATAAGATTAGGCATCGCAGTAATTTCATCATCAAAGTAAGCAGCAAGGTCTGTTACTGCAACTTGTACCATTGTACCATTATCATTTAAAATTACTCTATCTCCATCCGCTACTGAAGTTGATGTTGCAGAAGTTCCTCCATCTAAAAGTGAAAGTTCTGATGCAGTAACATCACTTGCAGCTGTTGTTCCAGTTCCATCAGAAACTAATGCTCTACTTGCAGTTACAGAAGATGCACCACTTGCATCTGCAAAGACAAATTTGCCAGTTGAACTATTGTATTTTAAAATTTTATTATTTGCAAGATCTGTAGTATCAACATCATCCATATTCAAGACTCTGACTTCACCAGAACCAGGCCCTGCGAGTGCAATCTTTTGAATATGTTTCTCTAATTTTTCTATTCTTGCTGAGATAGGATCATTTTGTTCATTTAATGATTTTTCTTTAACATCTTCAAGTTTAGAAATTGTTTCTATATACTTGTCAGATTCTAATTTTATTTCTTTCGTTTCTTGTTTCTCATCTTCGCCAGGAGTATCTTTTTTATATTTTTTTACTGTCTCTTTTTTTCCATCTTCAAGAGGTTTTTCTACAATTTCTTCTGGATCACCACCCAATCCTTGAAAAAGATTCTCTAGGGATTCTAGAGTTTTTTCTTCTTTTTGTAATTTTATTTGTTTAATTTCTTTCTTGACTGCTTCATAACGAACTAGAGGATCTTTTTGATTCAACTCTTCTCTGAGTTTTGCATATCTAAAAAGAGGATCTTTTAGATTAAGTTCTTCTTTTAGTTCTGAATATTTTTGGGCAATACCACTCATTAGTTCCTTGAGATAAAAGATTCTCTAGTATTTATTTTCATCAAATTATATTTTGAATAATAAAAACTATAATAGCACTTGACATTCCCAAAAGAAAACTATTATACGACCATTTCAAATACTTATATTTTTTTAATGCAAGTATTTTTCCTTGTCCGTAAATATCTCCAGCCATAGAATCATATACACTATCATCAGTCATTAAAATTTTTGCATAATCTTCTTTATATTCGTGTATGTCCAAATGTGCAAAATGTCCAAAAAATAAAGGATTGAATATAGGTGATTTTCTATCAATTTCTTTTGATCCTTTTACTTTAGGGTAATCTGTATTTGGAATGATTGCAAATATTGCGAACAGTAATGCAAGAAAACAACCAAATGCAAATCCTAATAGAGGCCATTTCATAACCTCGTTGTCTAAATTTGCAACTGTAACCGAAAATACGATAGAGGTTACAGTAATCATGATATTTGCTTTTGCATCTGCCATCAATCCCAATCTCATTTGATTTCCATGATTAACTCTCAAAATATTATCCACCGCAGTTCTACCCTCTGGTATTTCATTAAAATGATTTACTTGTTGTTCCTCATAGTCCTCTGGTCTTGAGAAACGTGTAACATGACCCATTTTTTTCCTTACTTCAGAGGCGGTGCATACAACAATCCCCCTTCTGTATAAAGTTTGTTTAACCCTCGCTTCAATGCAAGTGGTGTATTTTTTCCCACATTTCTTTCATAAATTTCTCTGTAATTTCCTACCTCTTTTACTATATCGTAAGACCATGAAGGTAGTAAACCTAATTTTGCTCCAAGATGAGGATGATCTTTTCCATTCAATTCCCCCATAAATCTTTGAATCATTGGGTCTGCATTTTCTTTAAACTCATCAATATTTTCAGACGTAATTCCATATTCTTCTGCAATGAAAAGAACATATACAGTCCATCTTACAATATCAGACCATATTTGATCACCATACTTTACAACTGGCCCAAGTGGTTCTTTTGATATTATCTCTGGTAAAATCATATGTCGTTCTGGTGATTCAAAACTCAATCTATTAGACGCTAATCCAGATCTATCAGTTCCATACATATCACAATCACCACGTAGATACCAATCTTTTGACTTTTCTCCATCTGGAACAACTACTGGAATATATTTTATTTCATGTAGTTTAAAAAAATCTGCAATGTTTTTTGCAGCAGTTCCAGAACCACTAAAACACACTTTAGCGCCTATCATCTGTTTTGCTGATGATACACCTAAAGTTTTTTTGGTAATGAATCCTTGACCATCATAAAAAGTTGTTGGCAAGAATTCTAATTTTTTCAATACATTTCTAGAAAAGGTAAATGTGGTTGCTGCCGATAACATATCAATAGTTCCATCAATCAAATATTCAAATCTAGTTGTTCCGTCAACTATCACATATTCAACTTCATCTGCACTACCAAATATAGCAGCTGAGACTGCACGACATATATCAACATCAAATCCTTTCCATATTACTGTACCCTCTTCATCATCAAAAACTTCTTCGGAAAAGCCTGGAAATTCTTCTTTAGTTCCGCAAGTTATATAACCATTGGTTTGAACTTTTTTTAATGTACTTCCATAACTTGGAAAATATTCTTCTTTTTCTCCTGTATCTCTTAATTTTTTATTTTTAAGTTTTTTTAACTGCCACTCCATAAATTTAATATTTTCGTCAATACTAGAATGTGAAGGGCCTCCATGAACCGAATTATCAATAACCATGAACCAAAAAGTAAAAATAAACGCTATAATAATTTTTCCTGTTAGTATCATTTTAAAGTTCTATAAATTTCCATAAGTTCATCATCTGGTACTGGTGTGGTATTACTCCAATACCTTTGGTGGCCAACTCTCATGAATCCTTTGATATCAGAAAAACTTGGATATTTTGTTTGTAGGTTGTGAAGTAGATAATCAGGGCTCAAATGACAAGATGCACATTGATGGTCTTTTGCAAAGACTCTTGTTGCTTTTTTAAATCTTTCACTTTGAACTAAAACTGAACTTAAATCTTTCTCCATCCATTGCATTCTTGTTTGTAAGTCTGGAAGAAGAAAAAAGATAAGATATGCTAAAAGTCCAATTATAGCATAAATCCAAATTCTACTTGCTGCAACGAGATCCTTAGTTTCAATTTCAATTTGTTTTACTGGTTCTAATTCCATTACATCTACATTTTCATCTGCAATCTTTTTTGGTGCTTTTTTCTGTTCAGCCATAATTTACCTTATTTTTTTCCTGCTTCGTTTAACTTTTTGGTGATTTGTTGTTGAAACCATTTGAGAACAATTGGTATGCTCACATTAGATGTTAATCCAAAAAGATAACCTATAGGATATCGATAACTTGAATATTCCGCAAGTTGTGGAACATTCGTAAATACTATAGTAATAAGTAGATAACCTGTTAATGACATTCCCATGTTAATAAAAAGGTCAAGAACAATCAACCATTTGTTATCTGAATATTTTTCTTTATTATCTGTTCTATAATTAAATAGAAAAATCCAAAATGATGAAAAAATGACTAATCCCATCATCACCAATTCGGAAGTATTAAATATATCAAGCATCTTTTTTTGTCTCTTTTTTAACCAATTTTAGTAAGTCAGCTGTACTACCGACAAATAACGCATTAGTTACATTTTGTGCTCTAGTGACTTCCTGCCGACCTTCATCAGATTCTAATTTTTGTTTCTTCTGATGAAGTTCCATTAATTTTTCTTGACTTTCGGACATATTTTTGAGAAGTTGACCGAAAACTTCAAAAGCTCGTGGAGATTCTTCTGCTTTTGCAATTTCTAAAAGTTCCTCCATTGCATCTCTGCCTTTTTCAATGATGTCATACATATTTTCACGAGCATATTGAAAATCTGTATCCTTTTCACCTTGACCATTGACCACAGTAGGTGGATTTACCTCATTGTTATTTAGAATTTCTACCGCTTCTGAGGAATCTTTTTCAACGAGATCTAAACTTTTTTCTATTCTTTGTTCTACTAATTGTTCAACTTTCATCAACTATCCGTTCCACTTACAGGATCATGTGTGACTCCTTGTGGAAAGAATGAAAATGTTTCACTAAATCCAAAAGTTTCATCGTCAAGAGCATCAGTATTTACAGGAACAACATTTGCTCTACTTACAGTAGCTCCAGCAGATGCAGCTTCCTGAGAATCCTCTGATAGAATTCTTATTCTTGTTGACTCATCTATCTCATGACTGTTTAATATTATAAAATTTGTACTATATGCTGTACTATCCTCCGAAATAATGTATACTGGTTCAGCGGATACATTTTCGGACATTAGATGTGTGTCAATTGTCACATCCGTAATAACTTTCGCATTATCTACTATATTAGGATATAAGTATCCTTTCATCGTAAAAGAAAGAGTCCAAATAATAGATCTTCTGGATGCAAAGTCTCCTTCATATGTATCTTCACTTGTAACAGAATTTAGAACTAAAGGAATATCATGCGTAATTCCCATACTAGAAATTAATGTCAACGATATGGTAAATTCTGGTGTAAAAAAGGGAAGAATCTGTTCTAAAATTTGTGTTCCATCTTCTGCATTTTTTACAAAAATAAAAAGAGAAAATTCCCAATTATAAGGAACAGGATTAAATTGTTTTTTGAGTCCTGTAGTTCCTCTTTTTACATTTCGACTCATCGTGTTAAGTTTTCTAGCATTATCATATGTCAATGAAGTCAATTCAAATCCCATTCTTGGAACAGTAAGTGCCACTTTAGGATTTAAATTTGGATCTGCACTAATCCTAGTCAACATCTTTTCTTTTGGCCCATATGACAAAGGTACTTTTAAAACTTCTGTCACATCATCAGAACTATCTGTTCTTTGAACCTCAAGTGCATTAAATAATGTTCCAAACGCAACCACCATCTTGCGGCTAGTTTGGTGATAAAAATGTGTTCCAAACATTACGGATTATCCCCAAATGGATTAGATTCTGTAAAATCAAAAACTGAATCCGCATCAATCTCAAATTGTTGATTACTAGAAACTTTATCAGATGTAGAATCATCAATAGTCTGAAGTGTTTCTGAAGTTTCATCAGTTGTTCTTTTAGTTGAATACGTTCCAGTTGCAGTACTTGTTGCTCCTGTTAATATTTCGTTAAGAGTAAAATTTCCTGTCATGTTAATGAGATAAAGATAACTTGTCGTAGAATCCCATCTTGCAACTTCACCTGTAACAGCAGAAGTTCCACCTGTAACTGTCTCACCTTCTGTAAATGTTCCAGATACACTTGAAAGTTCAAACGTGCGAACAAAAGATTGTTTTTGTTCGATAACATCGATTTCATCAACTCCTGTGTCAAGTGCCTCATCAGAATATGTGAAGAGTTCACAAGTTAAATCGAAAGTAGGTAGTGCTCCAGTTTGATAAAAAGGAGTTTCATGTTCGACAAACATGATTTGAAAAATTTTATTTGTCAAACCAAAATAAATTAAATCTCCCTCTTTGGGCCTTGTTCCTATATCTAAACCTTCCCATGCTCTTCTTGCCATGGAAAAAATAATTTGATCACGAACTTCTAATCCAAATTTAGAAACAAGATCTCCTTCACCTTCAAATCCATCAACCGATTTAATATACATTTCAACTGCGTATGCATCTTTATATTCAGATATAGAATCTTCTCCTAGAATCGTATCTTCGTTGATAAGTGTTCTAGGAATATAATTTACATCATATCCGTGTATTTGTATAGATTCTGTAGTCAATGAATGCAGAAGTTCTTGGTCATTTCTTGCATCAAAGTTGCGAAAATATGTACTTGTTGGCATTTGTTATCCTACGTAAAATTGGTCAGGTAAAGCGTATTTCAAATTTAAGTCTTCATCCAATTTTTCTAATTCTGCTACACCATCGTCATATATTTGTCTTCCATTTAGAGTTGCGCCTCCTGGCAATTGCATTCCCTCAAACTTTATTAAATTTTGACCCCATTGTTTTTTAAACATTGCAGTAGTGTATTTTTTGAGAAATATGTCATTGTATAACTCTGTAAACGTATCACCATCAATCTTTTTATAACATTGAACAATAATCCAATCATCAATTTCTACAGCCTCATCCCAATCCATATCTATATGTAATTTATCTGTCAAACGATTGAATCTAATTTGTCTCGTAGTTCCAGAAGAAAACAACTGATTCAATAAAGATATGTTTTGTTTTACAGAAGAAAAATATGATAATCCTCCTGCACCTTGTGTTACAGATGGTAACTCATTTAATCTAAATTGATATTCTGCTGAAAACATATCATCAGTTGAACCCTTTCCAATTGCAAGAACATCTCTAACTCCAATGATTGTATCTGGAATTGTCAAATACTTATTGTCGTGATTTCCAAATGAAACAGCGGTTGATTGTGTTCCATGTGCAGTTCCAGTTGCACCAGAACTTCCCCCTGTTACTGTTTCTCCTGCGACAAATGTATTTGCGGAAGTATTTGCGGCTCGGAGTCCATTTCCATCTTTGTGTTTGAAAAATTTCAAAACAGTAGAACTTGTAACTTTTTGAACTTCGGCAGTTGCATTTGAAGTTCCACCTGTAATCGTTTCTCCTACTGTAAATGTTCCTGTGGATGCACCCGAAAAAGTTAAAGTACTTGCTGCAACTTGTTCGACATAATAATCCATTTCTGTTCCATCAAAATGATATTCTTGCATTACTTGAATAGATTCCTGTATCATGTCATCCATCTGTTCATCTGCAAGGTTTATATCAATTACAGGTTTTCCAAGTTTCCTTAAACAATATTCTTTTAATTCCGTAGTTGATGCTGGTTGAGTTGCTGACATATTTTTTTATCCGTTATCAATTTCAGCGGAAGGACTAATCGTTATCAAACCTTCTGCAAGTCGTTCTTTTACTGTTCCTCCACTTTGTGTATAAGTCAAACTGTAAAAATATTTTCCTTCTGCAAGTGCCGCTGTCTGAGTTGCGGTCAACGAGAAGGTACAATTTGCACCAGAAAGTGAGGTTGTAAATGTTTGAAGAGTATTTGCATATGCGAAATTCTTGATAATTCCGCCTGCAACTGTACCAGAAGAAATAGTTACCGCAGCTGAAGAACTGTTTTCCGCACCTATTGTCTTCTCAAAAGTTGCACCTTGATCTATAGTGAAATTTTGTACTTTTTTCTTGAGTGAAACTGCCATAAGTCTTCCGTAGAGAATGTGAGTATTTATTTATATTTATTCTACGAAAGTTTTAACTTTTACATAACTATCGTTTTCTCATGGCCGGGGATAATATTTGGATCAACCCACACATCAAATCCTGCTTCTTTAACTCTTAAACAGAATTCAACATCATCCCAAACAAACTCTTCCCAGCCTGGTTTGTGGATTGTTTTTCTTGGATAAA